GTATCCAACGCCCGCAGATACAGGACTGCCATCGTACTACGCAATTTTTGGCCCAGCGGTAGCAAGCAACACAGTATCAAATGAGCTGACATTTATTCTTGGCCCGACGCCAAACAGTTCATACTATGCAGAATTACATTATTACTATTACCCAGAATCAATTGTTACTGCTGGTACAAGCTGGCTAGGTGACAATTACGATCCGGTGCTGTTGTATGGCTCCTTGCGCGAGGCTTACTTGTACATGAAGGGTGAGCAGGATTTAATCGCCAATGTAGAAGCAAAGTACAACGAAGCATTAGGTCAGTTGAAACGTCTGGGTGATGGCATGGAACGCCAGGATGCGTACCGTAGTGGTCAGACTAGAGTGAGAGTCACATGACAATCTATCAAGGACTGACTACAAGCTTCAAGGTTGACATGCTGAACGGCAAGCAGAACGTAGCATCAGATACTTTGAAGATGGCGCTGTACACCGCGTATGCCACGTTAGATCAGGATACGACTGCGTACACAACGGGCAATGAGATTAGTGGTACTGGCTACACTGCGGGCGGTGAAACACTGTCTAACGTGACCATCAATAGTGGTAGCAATACAGTGTATGTAAGCTTTAGCAATGTGGTTTGGAGTCCTGCTCAGTTTACAACTAGGGGTGCATTGATTTATAACGCAACAAAATCAAACGCCTCAATAGCAGTATTGGACTTTGGTTCGGACAAGATTCAAACTGGCAACAACACATTTACAGTAAATTTGCCGCCTGACACAGAGTCCAGTGCGCTAATTCGTATAACGTAAGGAGTAATCATGGGTATCGAAAATTCTAAATCCAGTGAAATTGTTGCAGGTACTACTGCACGTAAGACTGGTTTTGTTGAGGGCATGTCTGCTGGCGGTGCGTTTACCGTTACCTGCATGGACAAAGACGGCAATGAGAAGTGGGTAGATATTGCGCCTAACTTGGTAGTTAACACTGGCCTGCAAGATATGAACACTAAGTTCTTTAGTGGTTCTGCTTATACGGCTGCTTGGTATGTTGGCTTGGTTAACGGTACATCTGCTTCCACTACGTTCTCCGGCGGCGATACGTTAGCTGCTCATGCTGGTTGGGATGAAAACACTAGCTACGCAGGCAACCGCAAGGCAGCTACGTTTGGTACAGCTACGTTGAATGACCCATCTAACATCAACAACTCAACGTCTACTGCATCGTTTACTATGAATGCAAATGCCACTATTGCTGGCGCGTTCCTAACAAACGTGGCGACAGGCGCTACAGGTTTGTTGTTCTCAGAATCAGATTTCCAATCTCCTGGTGATCGTGTTGTTGTAAGCGGCGACGTTCTGCTGGTTACATACTCGTTCAACCTTGACGCGACCTAATAGGGGATAAAGATGTTTAAAAAAGGCGATGTAGTTAAGGTTAAGACTGTTCTGCCAGAAGGCCCGATAGTTAAGATGCGCATGGACGAGGACGGTACTGTTTATTACCTAATAGAGTGGACTACAGATGGTGTAGCGCACGAGCGTTGGTTTACGGAAGATCAGCTTGTTTCTGCGGGGTAATGTGTGGCCCAAGTCGATGGCGGCTATAGCAGTGGCAACTGGGGCGAGCCTGCGGCGTGGGGCTGCTCGGTTTACTACCCACTAATCTCCAACGCAGGTTGGGGTAACGGTGCGTGGGGTGCAGATGGTTGGGGTCTAGGTAATGGCGGGTTAGTTAGTGCATCTGATACGGTAGGGTTTTTAGCTGCCAAAGAAGGTACTGTATCTGAAACAGTTATTGTGTCTGATGTGGTTGCACGACCTAGCGAAAATATACCTGTAAGTATTATTGAAGCAGGTAATATTGCTGACGAGTCATTTGCAAATGTAGCCATACCTGTAACTAGCACTGTATCTGAAACGGCAAACGCAGCAGACGAAACAAGTGGAAACATAACAACAGCAGTAATTAGCTTTGTAAGTGAATCATCAAATATTGCTGACACCACAAGCGCGAATGCAACATTTGTTGTGACGGTTAATGAAACGGTTAATGCAGAGAGCATATTAAGTACGTTAGGAATTTTTGTTGTAACTGTTGATGAAACAGGCAACGCAATAGATTTAGTTTTCCCTAATGGCGTGTATGCTCAGTTCATTAATGAGACGGTTAATGCGCAGGATAGTGTGAATAGAAGGCGGTTGTGGGAGCTAATTGAAACCGGAACTACCGAAGATTGGTCACTCATAAATACTTATTAGTAAGGAAGAATCATGGCAAGCACATATAGCAGCCTAAAGATTGAGTTAATTGGCACAGGCGATCAGGCCGGTACGTGGGGTAATACCACAAACACCAACCTTGGAACGGCTATTGAAGAAGCTATCACTGGTTCTTCCAACGTCACCTTTGCCAGTTCGAACGCGGCGATAGCACTAACAGATACCAACGCTACACAAGCTGCGCGTAATCTACGACTAAATTTAGTTGGAACAATTTCCAGCGTACAGACATTGTTTGTGCCTGCGATTGAGAAACAGTACCTAGTAACAAACGGTCTGTCTAACTCGGTCATCATTTCCAACGGTACAAACGCTTCTCCGACAGGAACTGCGTTTACTTTACCTGCTGGCAGAAGCACGATTGTGTTTAATGACGGTATAAACATCAATGACGTAATAACGTATGTTTCGTCATTAGGTAATGTGACTATTACTGGTGGCACAGCTAACGCACTGACGTTAACAAATGTCACTATTTCTAGCGGCACCATAAACGGCATTACATCAAACGCTTCTACGTTTACAAACGTCAGTATCACTAACGGCAACATAAACAGCGTTACCTCAAATGCTTCTACGTTTAGTAATGTAACCATCAACGGCGGTACAGCTAACGGACTAACAAGCACGAACGTAACAATTACTAGCGGTTCTGCTAACGGCATAACTATCAGCAATTCAACATTAGTTAGCTCGCAATTCAACGCATATACAGAAGGCATTACTACTGGCTATGTAAATACAGGTAGTGCGTTTACTTTAAACATCGCAAACAGCACCATCATCACAGCTAACTTGTCGGCTACATGTACATTTACTATGCCTAGCAACACGGCTGGTAAGTCATTTATTTTGTTCTTAAAGACAGGTGCTGGCACTAACACAGCTACGTTTACTGGCGTTAAGTTTGTTGGCAACACTGCCCCTACCATTACTGCTGTTGCAAACCGTTTGGACATACTAACTTTTGCTGCTGACGGATCGAACTGGTATGGCAACTATGCTCAGGGATATGTACCTTAATAGGGGTTAATAGATGTTTGCTTATACAAAGATTATGCAGGCACTAGCTGTTGCTGGCGGTGGAGGTATTACTGTCATTCAGCGTTTCCTTGCGTCTGGTACGTGGACTTGTCCTACAGGTGTTACTACTGTTGACTACCTTGTAGTTGCTGGTGGTGGCGGAGGTGGGTTTAATGCTGGGGCTGGAGCTGGTGCCGGTGGTTTTCGTACTGGTACAGGATTAAGCGTTACCGCAGGAACTGATTACACAATTACTGTAGGCGGCGGCGGGGCAGGAGATACCGCTACACCAGGAACAGGCGCAAACGGCGGCAACTCTGTATTTAGCACTATTACATCCAACGGTGGCGGTGGCGGTGGTTCGCTTCAAGAAAACGGGGCTGCTGGTGGTTCTGGCGGTGGTGGTGGAGCTGCTCCCGGAGGCCTTACGACAACTCAAACTGGTGGCGCTGGTAATACACCATCTACTATTCCATCTCAAGGCAACACCGGCGGCAATGGCGGCGGCGTATTAAATTCTGCTGCTGGTGGTGGTGGTGGCGCTGGTGAATCGGGATTTAATAACACTTCTACTAATGGCGGCAAAGGTGGAAATGGAACAGCATCAACTCTTTCGGGCGCATCTGTTACGTATGCTGGAGGCGGTGGTGGTGGTGCTGTAGGCCCAGGAGGAGGAACTGGTGGTATTGGTGGAACAGGCGGCGGAGGTAATGGTTCAGCTCCATCAAGTCAAGCAGGGTTTAATGGAACTACTAACCTTGGTGGTGGCGGTGGCGGCGGTGCAAACTCAGGCAATGGCGGCGCAGGCGGATCAGGCATAGTCATTCTTTCTTATTCCGTAGCATCACAAACAGTCTTTACGTTTAAATCATCTACTACATGGGTATGCCCTACAGGTGTGACTAGCGTTGATTATTTAGTCGTGGCAGGTGGTGGTGGTGGTGGATATAACATTGGTGGCGGCGGCGGTGCAGGTGGTTTTAGAACAGGTTCCGCTTTATCTGTAACAGCAGGAACAGAATATACCGTTACTGTTGGAGCTGGTGGAACTGCTGGAGTATATACAGGTACAGTTTCAAGCACAAATGGAAGTAATTCTGTATTTAATGCAATCACAAGTGCTGGCGGTGGTGCAGGTGGTGATGATCCTTTTCAAGCTCCTGAAAATGGTGCTAGTGGCGGCTCTGGAGGTGGCGGCGCAACAAGAATTGACTTAGCTGGAACTTCTACTGGAGGTGCTGGCAATACTCCTGCTATAACTCCCAATGCTCAAGGTAGTAATGGTGGGTCAACATCTGCAAGTGGTTCTGGCGGTGGTGGTGGAGCTAGTGCAGTTGGAGCAAATGGAGCTGCTGGTGTAAGTGGAGCTGGAGGAAATGGTACTGCATCATCTATAAGTGGTTCTAGCGTTACTTATGCAGGAGGTGGTGGCGGTGGTGGTTTAGCTTCTCCTAGCGTAACAAGAGGCATAGGTGGAACTGGCGGTGGAGGAAATGGTAGTCCTAATGCTAATACAGCGGGCAGTAATGGCACTGCAAATACTGGTGGCGGCGGCGGTGCTGGTGGTGGTGGTGCTCCCGGTTCATCTACTAGCGGTACAGGTGGCTCTGGCATCGTAATTATTAAAATCAACCAATAAGGTCTATGGAAACTAAACTCTATCGAATGTACGGTATCGATGTAGCTATGTCATTGCTGCGTCCTAATGCTAAATGGGAAATATCCAACACTACATTTACACGTTGGGATGACCCTAGACCTTGCCCATCATGGGAAGAAGTGCAATGGGTAATGGATAAGATACGTGAATTTGAGGACAGTATTCCTACGATATGGCTTGATGAAGATTTAAAGAAAATGAAAGCTGATGCTGAAGAATTTGCGAGGGCTGTAGCGTGAATATAAATAACTTATTCCCCACAGCAGTAGGTTTTGCCAAACTCGGTCGTGATCTTACCGCCCGTGAGTTAGAGTTTATCATCGGTCAGGTTCGTTACCAGAATGAAGGTAATACAACCAGTGAGAATAGAAAGTTGCTCGATTGTGTAGAGATGACTGACATCCGTGAGTTTATAGAAGACGCGATGATTGATTACTTCAAAACAGTCATTGAACCAAAGAATGATGTCACACCGTACATCACACAGTCATGGTCTAACTACACGGAGCCTGGTCAGTATCACCACAAACACGCTCACCCTAACAGCATTATTTCTGGTGTGTTCTACCCGCAGGCAAACAGAGAGACGGACAGAATTTATTTCTACAAAGACGGATACGAGCGCATTAAGTTTACAACTGATAAGTGGAATATATGGAACAGTGAAAGTTGGTGGTATGAGACAGGTGCGGGTGACTTAATTATCTTCCCGTCTAACCTGACGCACATGGTTCAAACCAAGCAGGGCGATGGAACTCGTATCAGTATTTCGTTTAATACGTTCTTAAAAGGTTACATAGGCTCAGATGAAAGTCTGACAGGTTTGCATTTAGGGGAAGAATAATGGCTCACTACGCACAGATTGATTCAAACAATATTGTGACTCAAGTTATCGTCATTGATAACAAAGATACGGCAGATGCTAACGGTGTAGAGAAAGAGTATATCGGTGCTGCGTTCTGTGAGCGACTATTTGGCGGCACATGGAAGCAGACCAGTTATAACGGTAACATTCGTAAAAACTACGCAGGCATTGGTTATACCTACCAAGCAGACATTGATGCGTTCGTGCCACCTAAGCCTTATGCAAGTTGGACGCTAGACGCTAATGCTAAGTGGCAGCCACCAGTAGCTATGCCTACAGACGGCGGTATGTATTCATGGGATGAAGCTACTACATCGTGGATCCTCTCACCCTCCTAGCAACTGCTAACGCTGCTGTTGCGGCGGTAAAGAAGGGATGCCAGCTCTACAAAGACATCAAGAATGCAAGCGGCGATGTTAGGGATGTATTAGAAGATTTAAAGAAGCAGTATCACAAGTTAGTAGATCCAACTCCTGCACAGAAGATGCAGTACAACGCGGAAGTTCAGCGTGTGCAGGAGATAGCCAAAGCCGATCCAAACGATGTGTTCACTGAGATTGGCAATCAGCTAGGTGCGTTAATGGACGCTTATGACGCTCTTAGTAAGGCGCTGATGCAAGAAGAGATTTCAGGTAAGAAAGTATATAAAGGTGAAGAAAGTATAGGCCGTCGTGCTTTGCGCAGAATCATCATTACATCTAGACTAGATGCGATGCTTGTGGAAATACGCGAAACAATGGTCTACCAAGCGCCCAAAGAACTAGGTGCGTTATGGGGTAAGTTTGAGACAATGTGGAAGCGTATTGTATCCGAGCAGGAAGCAGCACATGTCGAAGAACTTAAGCAGAACCAGATTGCAAAATGGCGACGGGCAAATATAAGAAAAAAGCTCAAGGAACAACTAACGTCAGTGATCGCGGTGCTGTTCATAATATTGTGGTACGTATGGGTAATGATAATGATAAGGATGAGCCACACATACCGTGGTCACTTCTCGTCGCCGTTTTGGTCTTGTGTCTTGTGTTAGTCATAGCTCTGCCAATCATGGGGATTATGTACATGGACATGAACAACGCAACAGCTAAAGCGATGGAAGAAGTAAAGAAGATGCGTGAGTTACGCGCCAAGATAATGCTACAAATGCAGGGGGAATAAATGCTGCCACTACTCGCACCTATTCTGGCTCAACTAGCCGGAGCTGGACTACAAAAAGTTGCTGACTCCGTGATGGACAAAGGTCTTGAACACGTTGAAGAGAAACTCGGCATTAAGTTAACGCCTGATGAAAACGGTCTGCTAGACGATAGCAAACTGGCAGAGATTCAAATGGCTGCTATGAAGCATCAAGAGTTCATGGCAGAGATTGATCTAAAGAATACGCAGAGCGCAAGAGACATGCAGCAGAAAGCTATGGAGTCAGATGACCCTATGGTACGTCGGTTTGTTTATCAGTTTGCTTGGCTGTGGTCATCGTTTGCTATTGGATACATTATCCTTATTACTACATACAACATACCTGAAAAGAACATCCGTTTTGTTGATGTGGTTCTTGGCTTTATTATGGGTACTGTTGTTTCCACTCTTTTGAATTTCTTCTTTGGTTCTAGCCAGAGCAGCAAAGACAAGACTAAGGAACTGTCTAAAAAATGAAGCTCTCGCCAAACTTTAGCTTGGAAGAGTTGACCGTCAGCGATTACGCGGCGCGGCATGAACTGGACAACACTCCAGCAAATGAACATCTGTACAACCTAAAACGCCTAGCAGCTTTCTTGGAATCGCTTCGTGCTGTACTTGGTAAGCCCGTCAGTATCAATTCTGCTTACCGCAGCCCGCAGGTAAACGCGGCGATCAAAGGATCAAAAACAAGCCAGCATTGTCATGGCACAGCAGCCGATATTCGTGTAGCAGGAATGCTCCCAGATCAGGTAGTTAAGCGTATCATAGCGTCAACACTGCCATACGATCAGGTGATCCGCGAATTCTCAGACCCAGTGCGTGGTGGGGGCTGGACGCATGTAAGCATCGTAAATACGAAAGATGCTAAACCAAGGAAGATGGCGCTGATTATCGACAAGCAGGGCACACGCCCTTACAAGTCAGGTGGATAAAAATGCCATTACAGAAACTGCAACTCAGACCAGGCGTTAACAGAGAAGGAACCACGCTTGCTAACGAAGGTGGTTGGTTTGAGTGCGATAAGATTAGGTTTCGTTCAGGCTATCCACAAAAGATTGGTGGATGGACTCCTATCTCCAGTAATACATATCTTGGTGTAGCTCGTTCTCTTTGGAACTATGTAACCCTGCGCGGGTACAACCTGTTGGGCGTAGGGACGAACGTCAAATATTATGTTGAGAGCGGCGGTGTTTATAACGACATCACGCCTATCCGCGAGACAGCGGTACTAACCGATCCCTTTACCACCATAAACGGTTCTGCCGTAGTAACTGTTACTGATGCTGGTCACGGCGGCATTAACGGTGACTACGTTACATTTTCTGGTGCTGGTTCTGTAGCAGGATTAGATCTCAACAATGAATACGAAATGTTCAATGTTGACACTAACTCGTACCAAATTACTGCTGCCACTTCGGCTAACGCATCTACTACTGGCGGCGGAACAGTAACTGCCGCATATCAGATCAACGTCGGCCTGGCTACGTTTGGTTATTTAACTGGCTGGGGTGCAGGTCTGTGGGGAGGCTTTGTATACGGTACAGCCCAGACTAAATTAAGCCTTGCTTTAAATACAAGCAACACTACTATTGCAGTTAACTCAACTACAGGATTTGCCAACGCTACTGGCACTCTGATGATTGGTAACAGCGAGCTAACTACGTACACTGGAAATACTTCCACTTCATTTACTGGCGCAACTCGTGGTGCCAGCGGCACTATAGCTACAGCATTTTCTGCAAATACGGCTGTGTACAACGCCGCTACGTTTACTGGCTGGGGTCAGTCTGCTGCGTATGGTATTGCAGAACAACCTCGTCTTTGGTCAGAGACTAACTACGGTGAATACCTGATTATCAATCCTCGCGGCGGGGCGCTATATTTATGGGTGCCAGACTACAGCGGATCAGGTAACTTACAGTTCGCTGACAGGGCAAAACTACTATCGCCCGATAGCTCTGGTATATACGATACAGATACAAGTTGCCCTTCTGTTTGTAACTTTATAATGGTGTCAGATGCGTCTCGGTTTGTACTTGCGTTTGGCGTTAATGATTACAACGAAACCATTCAAGACCCACTGTTAATCCGTTGGTCTGCGCAGGAAGATTATCAAACATGGGCGCCATCTATTACTAATCAGGCTGGTAGCTTCCGCTTATCTAGTGGATCGCAGATTATTACCGCCCAACAGACTCGCCAAGAAATTCTAGTATTTACAGATGCTGCGCTATTCTCTATGCAGTATCTTGGCCCACCATTTGTGTGGGGATTCAACATCCTGTCTGACAATATTTCTATCGTCGGCCCGAACGCAGTAGCAACCGCTAACAACTTAACTTACTGGATGGGTGTGGATAAGTTCTATGTCTACACCGGTCGAGTGGAAACTCTTCCATGTTCACTTCGACAATACGTCTTTGGCGATATTAACTTACAACAAAGTTATCAGTTCTTTGCTGGCACAAACGAAGGATTTAGTGAGGTCTGGTGGTTCTACTGCTCGGCTAACTCTACAACCATAGACAGATATGTGATCTACAATTATCTGGATCAGGTTTGGTACTACGGCACTTTAGGCAGGACTGCTTGGAGTGACAGCCCGCTGCGCGAGTACCCTATGGGTGCTACATATCAGAACACGGTTGTGTACCACGAGAGTGGAACTAACGATGTTGAGGTAAACGGCACCATTCTGCCTATTGATTCATTTATACAGTCATCTGACTTTGATATTGGTGACGGTCACAACTTTGGTTTTGTCTGGCGGATGATTCCTGATATTACCTTTGACGGATCTACTACATCTTCTCCTGACAAACCGCAGGTGACATTTAGCCTGCGTCCACGGCAGAATCCTGGCGCTCCTTACGGCACGGCAGATACGCCGACAGTACAGTCAGCACAGTCCTACAACACGGTGAAAAACTACAACGTGCAGGAGTTTACTCAGATTGTGTATACAAGACTGCGCGGTCGCCAAATGGCCTTTAAGATTAGCTCAGATCAGTTGGGATGTCAGTGGCAATTAGGTGCGCCACGTATAGACGTTAGGTCGGATGGACGTAGATGACCACACAGATTGTTACTACAGAGGTTCTTGATCTTACTAGGACGAAAGCTCCTGCGCTTCCTATCGCGCCAGTAGATTACAGCCGCCAGTATCTGGATCAACTTAATAA